GCTGCCAGTGCTGCAATCTCCGTTGCAGTCGCCTTTGTAGCCTCTCCACGAGTAAATGCTGCGGTGACAGAGCCCGAATCCTTGTCTCGAATGACATCTGCCATGTACCGAGAGACTTCAGCGGGGAGATTCTGGTGTGGAACGGGGCGGATAATCGTGTCCAACGGGTCATCTGCCTCTACCTCTACGAACAAACCATCAATGCCGCTGGTAACCTGAGCCATCTCATCGTCGGTCATGGCCCCTTTCTTCACCAGCCACTGCCGAGAAGCCTTCCGAACAGCGTTTGCCTGGAAGGAACGGATGATGTTCATCTCGTACAACTGGTCATATATCCGTTTGATAGCCGAATATCCGTGCATCGGCTGGTCAGGAACACGGTTGTAGTACAGCGGGACAATCGGAGGATGCGGTTGGTCTTCAGCATCGCGGAAAGGAATGAACTCAGCACTGTCGAGCCACTTGTCTCCACGCTCAGGACACCACCAGTACAGCTTGTCCTCCACCATGTCGTACATCTCAACGATCTTGACGTACTTAAACATAGGAGAAACAGGGGACTCACGCTCATTTGGAGGCGTGTAGGAGTCGTATGCGTCCCCATTGTGCTGGTCAAAGTAGCCAATCAACTCGCCACCGATGTCGTCAAACTTCCCACCGAATCGCTTCTTGGCTTCCTGCACAGTCATATAGTAGCAATGACCCACAAACCGCTGAGTATCCCAACGAGCAGCATCCCGATCCACAATGATCTGCCAAGGAGGTACAGCCACAGGTAGCACCCTTTCATAGATGTTCTCCCGTTCAGTGACCGTCAGCTTCAGGAAGCTCATAGGGTAGATGAGAGCCATGCGTGAGGCGTTCTCAATCTCGTTTCTGCTGCCAAGAAGAAAATGATTGATGATGCTCTGTGACTTGTCGGCATTTCCCTTACCAAGGATTCCGTTCTTTACAGAAACAGCAGGGTTCTTGGCAAACAAGGAAGCCTGAAAGGACTCGATGTATCCATACCCATCGTTGGTCTGAATGCGAATCTGGGTGTCTACCTGCAACTCTTGGTCGGCTTCATCCCAGAAGTCCATCTCGTAGACCGACTTGTAGCGCAACATCTCGTCACGACGGTCTCCCCAGTAGTTGTCATGTGCATCGAGAATGACTCTCAGATCTTCTGGCTTCATTAGTAACTACCCGTCTTGTTCCCACCCCTGACGTTCCAGGGAAGTGTTCGTGTGGACTTCTTGGCTTTCATTGCAGCAATATGCCGTTCCATCATCGCTCTCTTGACAGAGTGAGACACAACCAAAGGCATCTTCTCAAGCAAGTAATAGCACAGCGCCATAGAAATCGTCACATCATCATTCTTCCTCTTAGCCGCTTGAGGCTTGTCTTTGATGTAGACAATCGTCTTCAACTCTTCCAAAACGTGCTGATCAAGGGCAGTAATCACGCCACTGTCCACCACATCCTTGATGGCTTGGAACATCAGAGGTCTTGTGCCCACAGAAGTCCTGAACGGCTTCCCGTTTTTATCCTTGTATAGGTTCCTAACTTTGAGTTCTTTTAGGCGGTGGATGACCCACATGCCATTCCCATTGCTCTCTACAATCACTCTCGGCTCATTGTATCGCTTCCAAATGTCCACAATCTTCTCAGCAAGCTTAGATGGCGGCGTGGTGTTGCTGATGAAGTGGTAAACAGGCTGTCTTGTAGAAGCTGAAATCACTGTAATCGCAGAAAAGTCCGTCTTCTTGCCAAGACCACTGCCAACATCCACACCCAGAACATACGCCTCACCAGGATCTGGAGGGCAATACTGCCGGTGCTCATGGCTTCCCATGTTCAGGGGCTCAATCTCATCCAGTGCTTCAGCATCAAAGAACTGTACGCCACTGGACCTGAACGCCTCCTCAATCGTAGCAGGGTACTCACGAATGAACTTGTCCTGCCCCAGCGTCTTCAACTGCTGACGACGCCAAAACAACTGCTCTACCGTAAGCTGATGCTGTTCCTGCACCATCTTCTCTACCTGCGTAGGGATATACCAACCCGGCAACTCCTCCGCCTGATAGTGCTTGTGGATAAACCAAGGGAAGAACACGAGCTTCCAGCCGTTCTCACCCTTCTGAGCACCCATTACTAAGTCATGGAACTTATCCCCAGGGGCATTCGGCGTACTCTCAATAATGATCTGCCCATCACCTACAGCAGCCAGAACCGTAGCCATTACCTCGTCTTGGTTTTCGTAGAACGCAAACTCAGAGAGATGCACAGAGTTCATAGCAAACGAACGTGTACCGCCCTTACCACCAGCCGTATACGTCCGTACAGCAGCGCCTGAGTCCTTGAACTTCAGTGTCTTGGCAGAAGAACGCTCCAAGGGCCTACGCAGCGGCTCAGGCAGATTCTCGTAGAACGTCTTCTCCATCCTGTGAAGCTCTTCAGCAGAATCCCTTGTATGGCTAATCACAGCATACTGCCGAGGCTGATCCGCCATGTACGCCTGCCAGAAGTGCCATCCACGAGTAAGAGTCGAAATACCCATCTGACGTGCTTTCAGAATGATCACCCTGTTGTGATTCCTTAATGTTTCCAGCAAAATTTTCTGCGGAGTATTGAGGTCGAACTTGCTCAAGCGTTGTCTTTGCTTGTGCATAATCGTCAGCCGAGAAATGAACTTCTCAGGATCCTTCAGCAAATCCTCTACGTCAGGACTCATTGTCACTACCCAGCCACTTCTCTAAAGCGTCGGCACCACCCTTGACCTTCACCTTGGCGTCCGTCAACTGCAGCTTAGACCTATCCAGCACGATCTTAGCCGCCTCAGTCCTCTCCTTGTTCGTAGAGTCCTCGTCCGCCATGATGTGCCTAAGAACCTCTACAGCCTCGTACACAGCGTGACTCAGGGCCATCTGTGCGCCAGCAGCTTCCTTGTTCTTGTAGATCGTCAACTCAGCCGAGAACTCAGGCTCCTTGGTCCACTTCCAGAGCGTAGCCCTGCCAACACCTACCTTCTCGGCAGCCTTGGGTATCGTGTGACCAGAAGAGAGCAGTCTCAACGCTTCTTGCTTCTTTTCGCTTAGTGCCATGGGGAGGACGATAACACGAAATGTTTCCCGGATTTTCAATACCTATAATGTTGACGACAACCGGGGACCATTTGGTGCCCCCCCTCGCCCCCTCACAGCCACCACAGCAGCCAGGACCATTGAACATAATGCATGTTATTGGACATTGCCTGTGATTTCAACCACTTAGCGACCAACAGCCTCCCCGTCAACGTCAAGCGGTAGGCCCACCACTCCCCCGCCCATTGTTCGGCAGTGCCTGACAATCAAGGGAAGATTGTTTGCAATACCCCTCGAATCCTTCCCCCTTCCGACCCACCACCGACCACACAAACCTACCGAAAATACCCACCACTCGAAAAAAAAATTCGCTGTACGTCGAGCCTGTTTGGTGGAATCTGAAAAAAAATAGTTGCACATCTGTCAACCACAGGTTTTACTGAGAGTGTCAGCAACGACACACACCAACCAACACACAACAGGACACAACATGCCAACTACCAAGCCTATCGCAAAACGGACCCGCGGAACCAAAACCTACCAACTGTTTGCTAACGGCGAACTCTGGACAACCGGTGAGAATGCCTACCGATGCGGATACGTGATGAACCCGGAAAACATTGATTACGCTATCGACAACCACGAGGATGAGATGGACTACCTGATTCACCAGTTGAAAGAAGAGTTCGGACTCTAACCAACCACCGGGGGCGCAAGCCCCCACCACCACCAACCACAAGGACTAACCATGACTAACCGATACGCAATGCGACCTACCTCTCAATACTGGAATGCAGCCTGGCAAGGCCTCGCAGACTTCCGACTCAACCAAGGACTATCCGACCCCTACAGCGCAGAATGCCCCACCACCCGCGAATGCTGGCAATACATGGGTAGCGAGGTAGCCAGCAACGGACTCCAGATTCACACCTTCAGGCACCGACATCACCCGACCACCCGAGAGAGAGAGACAGTCCAGGTCCGCACCTATGGCAGCCAAGCTATCTCAACCCTGCAACTCCTCTAACCCCAACCAACCAAGGACCAACACCATGACCAACCGAACCTGTAAAGCATGCCTTACCCGTGAGATTGAAACCCTCCAAGAACAAGTCAAGGGCCTCGTTGCTACCCTCGCCGAGCAGCCAAAACTCAATCTTGAGCCCGAATATCAGTTGCTTTGTGAGCAACTCCAAGGCGCCATCAACCAAGCACGCTCCCTCCCCCAATAACCAACCCCACGGGGGCGCAAGCCCCCACCACCAACCAAGGATAGACCAATGAACTGGATTCAAGAATCAATCGAACGACAAGCGAACAAGGGCAAGTCAGCCAAGTCAATCTGCTACTCTATCTACAGGGGACGCGACAACGGAAACTTTGGTGACAGGTACACCACGGATCAAGTTACCGCCGCCCTCAGAGAGCACACCTCGGCAACCGATGAAGAGACAGAGCTTGCGCTCAAGATCGTAAGGCTTGAAAACTACATTGAGGATACCGAGTGGGTTCCAGAATACTGGAGCCAAGAAGAAGAGAACGACGCACACCACTGGAACGTCGGCCACGATATCCCGCAACTCAAGCAAGAACTTGAGGCGTTATGCAAAGAGTTCTTTGGCTCAGAATCGAACGACTGAGAGCCTATCCCAAAATAATACTTGACAGATACGCAACCCCTGATAAACTACAGACACACCAACCAACCAAGGACCAACACCATGACCAACCCAACCACTCCACTTCAGACCGCTGTTCACAACTGGTACCAGTCACAGGTAGAGGACGGCTACACCACCGCCATTGACGACCTGCTACAACACGGCTGCCAGTCCGGCATGGTTTCAGACCTCATCTACTACACCGACACCACTGCTTTCTACCGCGAACATCGCAAGGAGATTCAGGCCTTGATCACTGAGCTTGCAGACGACTGCGGCTGCTCCATCGGTGACCTGCTCCGAGACTGGGACAAGTCCGACCCGTTCGCCAACGAGACGAGCAACCAAAACCTTCTTGCTTGGTTCGGGTTCGAGGAAACAGCACGGAGGATGCACGAATGACCCAAGCACTGATTGAACTCACCTTCCTGGCGGCCTGCTTCTACGCAGGGTGGGCCG